ATCAATTTTTAGATGATGGTAAAAAATACGATATTGAAATTGTTACGGAATCTGGTGTGGTGTCAACTCTTTCTGGTACTATTGGTTTAAGTGATCTGGAGTATGAAAGAAAACACTTCGGCTACTATCAACAAAATGATTCTTTTACTCCTTATTCTAATTCAACATTATTAGGAATGGAATATGGAAACAAAAATGCATATGAAAATAAAAATTTAATGGGAATTGCCGATCCATATCCATTCATTGACAATCCGGAAATGTGGAAAAATATGTGGGACATGACCCCAGTCCACCCAAACCAGGGTTCGTCTACATCTGGAGGAATAAGAAATGATACAAAAACAGATACAACAAAATTGGATCAAATAAGAGATATAGAAATTCAAAACTTTGTATATTATGTTCTTTGCTGTTTGCGCAAACCTGTAATTGAAGAAGAGGAAACTTTTTTTGCTTGTATTACAGGATGGGAACAAGATGTAAATAATGATGTAACTGGTGTCAATGATGAACCTTTAGTCTATAGATATAGATGGAAAAGGATAGGTGTAAACCTCCCAAGTGAAATAACTAATTTTGATAATTTTACTTATCCGGAATATAGTCCCTGGAGTCAGATGGATGAGGGTTCTACCAATGATATTAACACTATGGCAATTAATTTAAATGAAAGAAAAAATAGTTCAGAATATTATGGTCCAGGGTGGTATGCTGAAAATTTAAATGAGCCTGTTTTTGATGGTTCAATAACCTATAGACCTGTTGGCAACGATACAGGCGAACTTGAAACTTTTAAAAATCAATCCAGCTGTTTGCATATTGTATTAATGAGAAAAATACCATATATACAAATTATTTTAAATTCTAAAAATTATGAAAGCGCTATCGGCGCCGACAGAGATCGTTTATTAGAGTACATAAAAGCTTCTGAAGGTAAATATTTGTATTGTTTTGAATTAGCCAATATCACAGACGGTGCTTGCAATTCAGTTCAATAATTAAGGAGACTTATGGCAGAAAGATTTGACGGCTTTGCACAACAAATAAAAACAGTAAATGCAACAGAGGTACAAACTTTAATTTACCCACCCGGTTCTCGTTCAGTGTACGAATGTGCTAATCCTTTTATTACTAGAGGTTTGACAACCGGTGCTTTAAGTTATGAAGATTGTTTAGCAAATGAGTTATATGGTTCTAAAGTCCAAGACATTGTGGATAACATTACAGGATTTAATCCAAATTGGTCTGGTCCGCCATCTTTAATAGACCAACAACCAAGTGAAATCGACAGTCCTCTAATTGGTGAAAAGTCTCCAGAATGTGAAAAAATAGAAAGCGATCTTGGAGCAAGTTGGAAAGGTTGTTTTTGGGCTGCTCCCGACTCAATAATAAGTTGCGAGTGTCCTGAAATTGGCAGCAAATATCTTGATTACTTAAAATTAAGATTAAATGTAGCTACGTTCTGGAATACACCAAAAGAAACCCCAATAAAAAGAAAAAGGTTTTTGGATGCAATTACATATGGCCCCAAAGTAACTTTAGTTGTAGCTGCAGATTTAAAACTTAGGCCGGGAAATGTTATTGATATTGCTGTAAATGCAATAAGCGGATATAGCACATCTACATCAACATCAAGTTTAAGTAAAAAGTATTATGTTTTATCTGTAAAATCTACTTGTACAAACAGTGGAGTAGGCGAAACTTCGGTTACCGCCGTCGAATTGCTTTACTAAATATTAGGATGGCAACTTACAGAGATTTTAATATTTTGGGATATAAAGTTAGCACTGTAGCTTCTAAAAAAGACATAGGAGTTGTCAGTGGATATAACTCCATCGTACAAAAAATTGAAAATGTTTGTAAAACACAAAAGGGAGAATTGCCGTCAAGTCCATATTTGGGGTCTAACTATTATAATCTTATTTTTGATCCAGTTAGCAATAAAAGTTTTACTGAAACAGATTTAGAAAATTATATAGAAGACGCTATAAAAGAAATAAACAATGTTAAAACTTTTATTTCGTATATTGATGATACAAAAATAATAGTAGACATTGCATTTGAAAAATCAGAGTATTTAAAACAACAAAAAATGAAATGCACAATTGAGGTCCCATTACAATGACTTTAAATTTTAAAAATTTAGATGTAGCTTCTTTAGATTACAATGATATTGTTCAATCTTTAACTACATTTTTAAAATCAGAACCAACTTTAGCAGATTTAGATTATGAAAATAAAGCCAGTGCGGTAAATATGCTTGTAAATATTTTGGCTACAGCTACAGCATACAATGGAATTTATGCGCAAATGGGTTATAAAGAATCTTTTTTAAGTACCGCTACACTTTTGCCTTCTATTGTTGGTTTGGCTTCGAACTCGTCTGTTTTACTAGAAGTTAAAAAATCAGCATCAACTACAAGAAATGTAATTGTATATGGTGCAACTTTATCAGCATATACCCCATTTCAAGCAACCAGCACAAGCGGATCGTCTTTATTGTTTTTTAACACCGAAGAACTTTCTCCAAATGCAATTGACACAATAACTTTTTACTGTGGTACAGAGGCTGTTGAATATACAAACTGGGATTTTACAACACAATCAATGACACTGCCGCTAACTGTAGATCCTTCTACAATTACAATGAAAACAGTAGACTCCTCTGGCAATTTAATACATTGGGAAAAAGTTGATAAATCTAATATAGCATTAACCACTACTGGTTATTATTTTACAGTATTAAACACAGTTAACGGGTATTTGGTTACATCAAATTTGCCAGAATCTTTTAATCTAACTACAGATTATACGGTTTCATGCACAGCAGTAATTTCTGATGGATCTGCTGGAAACGAAAGTACAATAGAAACTAGTAATTCTTATCTAGGATTTTTAACAATAACCACTCCAACTGGAGGATATAATACTCTTTCTGTTGAAAGAGCTAGAACAAAAGTTAATTTTGCAGCTACCTCTCAACACAGATGCGTAACATTAAATGATTTTAAAGTAGCAATAATAGCGTCTGGAATTGTAAATGCTTCTGAATCTGATATATCTGTATCAAATGCCGATCAACCTTCTACAATAAAAATTTATGTTTCGGGAATTTCTGATACTTTTAAAATATCACAACTCATGTCATATTTGTCACAAAGAGCAGTGGCCGGAATCAACTTAATTTATTCTCAATAAAAAATGATTTTATTATTTAACAAAATTCAAGTTTCTTTAGAAATAAAAATAAAACAGATGGTCGAATCTGTTCAGGCTATTCTTGGTTCTGATTTTTATAATCTTTCAGGAAATCCTTGGTTTGGTGATAAACTAACAGTTAAATCTTTATTTCCAAATTGGATTTATAAAAAAGCAGAACAAGATTCTTCAAATGTATTAATTGTACAAATAGTAAAATCTTATCTAAGATGGCTTTTTAGTGAAGATTATGGATATGGTGGTAAAGTTGATTGGGAAAATATACAATGTCCTTTTTCTATTAAAAATAAATTTTTAGAAGCTTTAGCTGATAAATATTTTCCTTACGAAGATTTTTCTTCAACCTCAGACTTAAATGATTTGCTTCCAAATATTAAAAAATTTGCACTAAATGTTGATGAAAATTATTTTAATATAAAAGGCAGTTGTGATTCTGTAAAATATGTTTTAACTACACTTTTAAATCTTCCAATTTCACAATGTAAAGTTCAAACAGGAAGTCCTGGTTTTATGATTGTTAGGGCGAATGTTCCAGAAAAATATAAACCATTTTTAAATAGATCGGTTTATCCAGCTGGAACTTATATTATATACGAAACCCCATGATAACAAAAATTATGATGTTTGCTATGTCTATAGCCTCTCGGGGCAAGGACAATAATAAAATTGGTGATGATGTTAAAAAATTAAGATATGTATCCTGTTTTGGTTTGGATAATCTTTCACCGTGTCACCAGCTGAAACAAAGCAGTAAATCAAATTTTTATTATTGTGGTGGCTGTGGGTGCGGCGATCATAAACACACATGGCTTTTAAGAGAGCCAGGTGTGTATTCAAAACTTGATTATCCATATTTAACCTGCCCACTTAAAATGCCTGGGTTTACAAATTATGATCCCCATTCTCCTGAAGAAAGCATTAACAGAAAAAGAAAAGTAGAAAACATGGATCCTCAAAATATTCAAAAAGTACAGCTTACAGTTTCAGTTAACAAACAAAAAGAAGAGATGTTCGATAAAATTAATAAAATAATTGAAAATTCATAAATAATTTTATGGCAGCAACAACCCGTCAAGAATTCATCGATTACTGTTTTAGATCACTTGGTGCTCCGGTTATCCAAGTAAATATAGATCCCCAACAGGCTCAAGACCGTTTAGATGAAGCGCTGGAATATATGTATGAAAGGCATTTTGATTTTAATCAAAGAGCTTTATTTTTGTATCAAATAACTCAAAGCGATGTTGCTAACAAATATTTTGATACTACAACATTTGGAAGTGCTGTTGGTGCCCAGCCAAAATACGATCCAACGACCGGTGTTACTGGTGATTGGCCACTTGCAACCGACATAAGAACAATCACTAAAGTCTATAGACCATCTGATGTCTCTGGTGATTATATGTTTGATCTACGTTACCAGTTGACTCTTTTTGATTTCTTTGGTCTTTATTTTAATCAAGGTGGATTAAACATTGGTCCAATGGCCAATTATATGGAATCCATGAGTTATTTGAAACTTGTAAATGATGTTTTTAATTATCCAGTTTCATACACTTACACAAGAACAACAGATAGATTGACTTTGGATATGGACAACTCCACTTTAATTCCTGGTTCATATTTATTGGTTGAAGCTTATGTACAAATAGATCCAAACCAATATCAAAAAGTTTGGCAAGATAGAGTATTTAAAAAATACTATACAGCTCTTTTAAAGAAGCAATGGGCTCAAAATTTGATGAAATTTGCTGGAGTTCCGCTACCCGGTGGGGCGCAGCTTAATGCTGCTGCAATCATGGCCGAAGCGGTAAATGAACTCAATACGATTGAAGTAATGCTGACTAAGACTCAAGAATTGCCACCAGATCCACTTATAGGATAAACTTTGAAAAACCCATACTTTCAAAATTATCAGGGTGAACAAGATTTAGTAGAAGGAATAACTATTGAAATTATTCAAGCTACTGGTGTAGATTGTTACTACATTCCGAGAGATTATCTTTCGATTGATAAAATTTTTGGTGAAGACCCCGGTTCTTATTTTGACAACGCATATGTTTTAGAAATGTATCTTCAATCATTTAAAGGCTTTGAAGGAAATGATGTAATTACTCAGTTTGGTTTGGAAATAAAAGACAAAGTAAATTTAGTTTTTGCTAGAAAAAGATTTAAGCAAGAAGTAACAGATAAAAACAGTTCAATCACAAGACCCCGCGAAGGCGATTTAATTTATTTTCCACCTTCAAAATCATTATTTGAAATAAACTTTGTAGAACACGAAAATCCTTTTTATCCACTTGGAAGATTGTATTCTTACTTTATAACAGCGGAACTCTTTACTTACAGTTACGAAAAAATGTCTACATCTATTGATGCGGTTGATGCTCTTGTATCAAATACAAGAGGGCTTTCTGGTTCCAACATCATCCCACTAAACAATGGCCTAGGCACAACAGCTGGGTCTAACGATATACTTCAAACAGAAGCCGCAGGATATACTTTCGATCCCAATAACCCTTTTGCTGAATGCGATTAAAAAATTATGTTTACGCAATTTTACAATAAAAGTTTAAGAAAAATGGTTGTGGGATTTGGCGCATTATTTAATAATGTTTATGTTAGTCATGAAAATCCAGATAATATAAACAATCCATTAAATATTCGTGTTCCGATTACTTACGCCCCACAAGAAAAATTTATTAGAAGATTGTTAGAACCATCTTCAATTAATGATAACACTAGGATAGAAACACAACTTCCTAAGATGAGTTATATCATGACAACTATAACTCCTGATGCCTCAAGAAGAAGAGTTAAAACCATGCCCATTTTTTCTTCTTCACAATCGGGCGGTCAATGTTTGTCAACGGGCGATTCAATAAACGAACAAGTTCCAGTAAATATAGGTTTTAGTTTATACGTGTATACGAGACACATAGATGATACTTTGCAAATTGTTGAACAAATAATACCTCATTTTAACCCTGATCACGTTATTGAATTAGATTTAAATGATGTTCAAGACAATGTAAAAATTCCAATTATAATGACTTCAAGCAATATAAGTGAAAGATTTGATGGTGACTTTGGTAATAGAAGAATAAACATATCATCTTTATCGTTTGTTGCGAAGAGCTATATTTACGGAAAAGTCAATACAGGCATAAGTGCCATTACAACTGCTGGATTTTCTTTTGGTGTGGAATACGATGAATAAAAATTTAACACAGTTTTTTAATTTACCAAACGAAAATGAAAAACCATCAAAAGAAATTTCTGGTGGTACATTTGATCTTGGTAATTTTCAAAAAGATTATGAACTAGTTCAATCAAATTTAAAAGATCTTATTCAAAATGGTAATGTTGCTCTGGAAAGCGCTTTAAAGGTTGCAACTGAATTT